CTAATTGGGACAGGAAAGAAAGGAGATTTTTTGCAGTCGCCTCCTTCTTATCTTGTTTTCTTTGAGTCACAAGATCTGATGCCATCTTTCTCATTGAGTTGGCATTAGTAGTCTCAGTAACCTTGCTTACAAGAGCATCCTTGTTAGCGTTACTTAACTGATACCCTTGAAGAATCTGCTTGAACTGTTCTTTCTTTTGTTGAATCTTGCGTCTACGAATTTCATTTTCATTGACGGGAGCCGGCCCCGGGGTTGGTTGATTGGGAGTTGGCCGAGGGGTTGGTTGGCTGGGAGTTGGCCGAGGGGTTGGTTGGCTGGGAGTTGGCCGAGGGGTTGGTTCTACAACATTACTTTTAAGTGGCTGAACTACACCACCACCAGTGTTAGTTGTAGACTTCTTTTTACCAAAAATCCCCGAAAAAATTCCAGGTTTACCTGGCTGAACCGCTGGTGTGGGTCTTACGTTATTGCGCTTTATTGGCTCGACGTATCCTCCACTAGAATTGTTTCGATAAGTATTCTTCTTCTTACCGAAAATTCCAGAAAACAAACCCGATTTGGGTTTGTTGGTTGGTGGCTTCACTGCTCTTCTCGCACCACCCAAAAATTTTGGTTTTTCACCCTTGATAAAGAGACCCCCTTTAGGGAAAGTCACTGTGGATGTTCTATTAACTTTTTTTGGTGACACGTTATTGCCATTATTTCGGTTCCAGTTACTGTTACCGTTGCCGTTACCGTTACCGTTACCGTTACCAATATTGTTACCACCAAAATTTGATTTATTACCATTGTTGTTAGTCAAATTTGGTGTCCCAATATTGAAGTTGCTGTTGTTACGTGCACTATTATTGCTAAAGTTAACATTGTTCACTGCTGTGTTATTCACTGCTGTGTTTTTGCTAACAGAAACCCGTCTCTTTCTTCCTATCTTGACAGGTTCGTGAATTTTCATATAGCGCAGGCGTTTACCGATCGCGTCAACAATTTGCGTCTTCGTCATCTGTTCGACATTCTTGAGATCAACCTTGCGTGCAATTCTCTTAAGATCTGTGCGCTTTGTGGTTGAATCAAAAAGTTGTTCATAATCATTAGCCTTCAAGGGCGACTTCTTGTCAACCAAGTAGGTACGATCTGAACTCATGACCAAAGGTGGAAGAGGCAACTTGCCGTCCTGAATTTCGTTATAGGCCTGGCATATCTCGTTTCTTGTTAGTTTAAAATCTGATCCTGTGTTGAGTTTGATCAACTTTCTAAGATTGTCTATATCTGCGTTAGGATCACACGCATCTATCATAATTTATATTAAACTAACAAAAAAGTGTATGAGATTATTTGGTGGTTGAGTAACCTATATTATATAGTCTAATTTTGTCTTCATAAGACATATTGAAATCAAATATATTGGTATCTCCAACGTTTATTTCTATCATATTCATTTTCCCTTCATATGTTGATCTATTGTTTAGTGTTGAGCGAATAAGAGACTCAACAAACTGCCTAGGATTGTTTATTTCTTCCTGATATACACGGTCCATCCTCAGTTTCATACATGTAATTTCGTGTGGTTTCTTCCCCAAAAATGGAATCATTGGATATTGTTCTTGTGTACCACCATCTACATAAGTTTTGCCTTCATACTTTCCACAAGAAAATATGAGAGGTATCGCTATACTCATACAAACTGCATCAATAACTTTCATTTTGGGATGTGTATCCCTAGAAAAATATTCAGTTGTCGAATTATTTAGACAATATGCAGAAATGTATATTTTCATATCTAGCTCTTCAAATGTGGGATCACAACCACATACTTCTACGAGTTTTTCACGAATAGGTGCTAAATCAACAAAACCAAATTTGTTAAAGAATGAACCTATGCGTAATTTAACAAATTCGGGGATATTCAGAGATAAAGATATTTTATACACTTCGTCAATGGACATCCCTAATGCTAAAAACAGCGCTAGTATAGACCCCGCGGAGGCACCCGATATTTCTTCAACATCTACAAGCTGTGATTCAAGTGCTTTGAGAGATCCTATCATTGAGTAGATACCCATTGAAGCAGGACCTAAAACAAGGTACTTCATCCTCCTATTTAATAGAATTGAGGAAATTGACGACGCAAAAGCGCGAACACCACTGCGAAAACGATCGCGTGGGTCAACGCCGCCACTGGGCTCGTTTGACCGGATCGGAGAACTCCGCCAGAACCTGGTGGAATTGTCAAGAGCAGACCTGGACTGAGCGCCAAGAATAGCGATGTAGTCACGATCAAGTCGGTCTTCGTCAATACGAGACCCATCGCCTTCGCGACGAGACTGTACACGAGGAAGAATACGAGAGCGTGGAACATGATGGCCATTTGATTGGTTTTTCCGTTTCGGAATTTGAGACTTTGCCCGTCGGTGGTGAGAAGAACACCCGGGCTGAGCGCCAAAAAAAGAGCAGCTGGAATGGCGACTTTTTGAGAAGTGATATCTGGAAGCATTGTTTAATATATGTTCACATATTTTTCAGTTGAGTGGTCAGATGCAAATCTTACCCAGTGATCGAATGTTGCGCCTGACATAAACTCTGTCCCCAACCCTTTTGCATCGATGTATTCTTGGATATGTCTCCAAATGTAAGATAATGTGGATTCATATGGAATCCAGACAAAGTCACAATCATCTTTGTGTTCGTCATAACAAAATTCGGCAAAATCTGAAAATGTGCAATTAGTCATAAGTTCCCGTTCGAGATAGGCGTCTTTGAGTAAAGATTGTACAATATCCCAAAGCTCCCAAAGTTCTTCTGAATATGTGATTTGCCAGTCTTCTACATTCAATTGAGAATCTTCGACAAATTCATCATCATCACTAGAGGCGGCGTCGTATCCAACGCTAGCCTCATACACATATTGACTCCAAACCATGGTTCTTACTTATCTTCTTTAGGAGGCTTATCTTTTATCCCAGTTAACGACAACGAAGTAGATTCCTTTACTTTAAGGTTGTCCTGGATAGCATTAAGAGCGCCTTCTACCTTGGCTTCGTCGCCACCGAAAAACTGAAGAAGGCCATCCTTGATAGCATCCTTATTCATGCTACCCTTTCGGACAGACTTACGTAGGCTAATTTTACCCTTTCTGAGGTTAATGGTATCAATGCCCTGATCAACCATATGTCTCTTCACAGACTCTTTGAGACGCTTTTCTTCTTGGTTGAGGATTTTGATATCAGATTTCGCTTCAGAAAGTTGCTTGCTGAGTTCCACAAGCTTCGAAACGCTTTCGGAAAGTTCGTTAGGTACTGACATTATTTACATAAAGCTAAGGTCTAATCTTTAAGCGAAATTAGCACAAATCGCGCTGCATCTCGTCTGGAACAATGGTAGAGTTATTCCAGACATAGCCATCCTTTGGATTTGGTGGGTCAGAGCGGATTTGTTGGTTGGCGTTTCTAAGCGCACCACCGACAGTTTCTGGGAAGCCAATTTGCTTACGTGGTTCGAGGAAGTTTTGTCCCTTGAGGATGTCTTCTGGAGCAAACTGACCGAAGTCTTCCTGAGAAGCAACCTCACGTGGGAGGAGAGAGGACGCAAGACCGGTACCCGCACGCATGCCGCAGCTGCCCTTGGAGACTGGCGCAGCCGCTGGGCCGGCCGCGGCGACGTCCAAACCGAATGGAGCATATTCAAGTTCGTCAATAGAGTAGTTAGATTTCTTCATGCTGAAGAGTACATAGACCAACGCAGCGATGGCAAGCAACATCATGAGGTTCTGAGTGCGACCCTTCATTATCTTTTATATATGATCAACAATTTTTTTATTGGGCATCTTCGTCATCAAATGCATATTCTTCTGGGTACACTTCGAGATCGGGTTCATCAAAAACCTTGACCTGGAAAATGTTCCAAGCTGGACCGAAGGCCTTCTTGGCGAACCAGAGACCAGCGAACTCGAGGATCACACTGGATTTCTTACCTTGCTTAACGAGATCAAAATCGATGAGCTCCTGATCACTGTTGAACACCTTGGTAACAGTAATGCAGTCGCCTGTAATTTGTTCGTTGACGATACTTGGGGTGTAGGCATTCTTGATGACGTCATCACCAAGTTGCTTACCGAACCAAGACGCACAGTTTTCACGAGCGGCTTCGAGGTTAAGATCATCAATGGCTTGAACCTTGGCCTTGTTGGAATCGGTGTTCAAATCAAAGACAACTTCGTTGGATACATCAGCGATGGTTGTTCCGTTGAGCTGGACAAAGCATTTGCGCTTTTCGTCGGTAAGCGCTTTCACAAAGTAGAGACCATCTTCACCTTTGACTGGGGCGTTGTACAACATTATATGCTTAATTTATGATTCAATTCTTTAAACCAACAAATGGTATTTGTGCTGACCTCTTTATGATTTCCATTGGAACCCATTTGTCACGCACTGGCTTGTATCCATACAAAAGCTTTGTTACATCCAAATATTCTGGTAAATTTTTAGATTGATTTGGCCTGTAGTTAAACTCATTTTTGATGTAATTCCTGGATCTGTTTTTCACCCATTCTTGCTTTTTCAAATTAAATCGTTGATTTCCGTGTGTTTTACTGTATCCTGGAATATTCACATTTGGTACAGATGTTTTAATACCATAAACAAGCTGCTTTGATAAACGATCCGCCTGTGGTTTGGTGGTATATTCCGCATATCTATGTGGATTAATCTTGGCAGCCGCGGCCATACTCACGCGCGTTGGGCGTTTTGTTCTCGAATACACAGACTTTATCTTGTTGTGTGTGTGCTCGTATATAGTGTTAATATCATCAGTTGGTTTGACGTTTGCAAACTTTGAAATAAGCTTAGACAGTTTGTACATACGCTGACGATCCTTCTCTTTCTTTTCCGGTCGGAGACCCAACTTTTGCATAAGGTACACATCATCAAGAAGGAAACGCTTTCCTGCAACGTAGATACGTTTGTCGTGAACCATTGTGTTTGTGTTCTTGTTTTTATACACGACACCAGCCTTCTTTGATTCTATGACTTCGTAGCCAAATTCCTTGGGTCTCATGAACGGAATGTCCAAAATACCACCCAAAACTTCTTTTGTGATCTTTCCATCTTTGATTGAAAAGTATCTCAAGTTCAAATCAAGTGCAAACAATTCTACATCAATGAAAATGTCACCCTTTGATGGTTCTCCACCGCGTGTAGACTTTTTCTTCTTGATGAGAAGGTAGCGTCTCGTGACATATGGACCACGCTCCGCAAAACCCAAACCTATAAATCTGGCAATCTTGTTTTGTCTAGCCACACGTTGCTTGACTTTCATCCCAATACTTTTAGAAGTTTCACCAAGTTTGTTCCATAATAAAAGTTTAATGGCTTGAAGTCTTCCGAAATATTTTGAATCATATGGAATTCTTGGAATAAACTTTGTGTCAATATCACTTGTCACCACACGATCCTTACGTTCAAGGTGCATATTGAAAGCTTCACCCCCGGATATCACTAGATCACCCATGGGTCTGAGAAACGCTGAGAGGTCACCCACGGTTTTGAGAACAATGTCTCGAATGGAATCGGTGACGAGTGCGTACACCATCTTTTCAAAACTTTCCTTTTTGTGAAATCTGTGAACTCTCTTTCTAAAGGCCGTCAAGTTATTGTCTTTGAAATGTTTCTCCAATACCGAGTCATTGAAAAATAAATTTTTCTTCATGAACCTGTTGATCACAGCTTCTGAATAAATTTCAGTGTCCATTATTATATTGTGATATTATAAATGGTCTGCAAGATCATAGATGAATGCAGATGTTATGCATACAAGGGTGCCGGTAACCCTTTGACCACACAGTTCTGTGGAGTTAGGAGGGGACCTCGCGTAAAACGTTGCCCAGCAGACTGCTGTGCTGGTGGTTGCCCGGGGCAAGTCAAAGGAGTCGGTCCAAGACAACCTTTTAGTATTATAGACACAAAAAAGACTAAAAAGCGAAAAAGTGAGCCAGAATTCGACATCACCCCTTTAGCTTTGGTCGCGGTCACGCTTCTGTTTCTCATTTACGCTACTTAAAGATTAGGTGTCTAGTAAAGATATAAGATGTCTCTCGAAAACATTCAAAGTGAACTTGCTGCTCTCCGCGCCGACGTTAAGACCCTCACCAAGCTTGTCCGCAAGGTCAAGAACACCCAAGAGGACCCAACTGGCGAAAAGGCGAAGGCTCGTGCGGCCAACAATGGATTCAACCGCAAGCAAGAAGTAACACCTAAGTTGCGTGAATTCATGGGACTTGCCGAAGGTGAACTCGTTTCCAGATCCGAAGTTACCAAGTTTATCAACAAGTACATCACCGAAAAGGGTCTCAAGCACCCAGATAACGGTCGCCAACTTGTTCTCGACGATAAGCTCAAGGAATTGCTTCAACCACCAGCTGACGTTACTGTCACCTACCTTAACCTCCAAAAGTACCTCTCTCCACACTACGTGAAGAAGGCTTAAAAAATTAATACCTTACAATAATAACATTGACAATGTTTGTTCAACAACACCAAATTGAACAGCTTGTTGGTACAAAGATCAAAGATATCACTTTGTACCAAAAAGCTTTTACTCATAAATCCGCCCTCAAAGAGTATGAACAACTCACCGAATCTTTTGAAACTTTGGAATTTATGGGAGATTCTGTGTTGGGATTTATCATTACAAAATTCCTTTTTGATAGATACGAAGAAAGACAAGAGGGATTTCTTACAAAAGCTAGAACAAAGCTCGTTCGTAGTGAAACTCTCGCCAATATAGCTACCAAATTGGGTCTCAATAATTTGGTTCTCATGGACGAGAAGGGTATGCGCAACGGTTGGAATAATAATCCAAAAATTCTTGAAGACGTGTTTGAAGCCCTCGTGGGTGCAATTTATATGGATTTGGGTCTTCTTCATGCGAAGGAATTCGTTCTACGAATATATACAAATCCGGAATATGTAAACTTAAGCGCTATCATGATTGATGACAACTTTAAGGATCACCTTATGAGGTACTGTCAAATTATGAATATTCCGCTACCCGAGTATGTAATTGCTGGACATCAAGATGGAATTTTCTACGTTGATGCGTACATTAACAAGCAGTGGGGTGGTAGAGGACAAGCTAAAAGTAAAAAACAAGCCGAGCAATTGGCCGCTCGAGCATTCTTCGAACAACTTAAAAAGAACCAACAATAATAACTTAATATGCATCCCAACGTCAAAGCCCTGATCGAACGGGAATATGCTGCTCAAAAGTCTGAAGAATGGTTGGCACTCCGCGGAAATATGCTGACAGCTTCAGATGCAGCCACGGCCATTGGGAAGAATAAGTATGAAACTCCCAATGATCTTATTCTTAAGAAGTGTGGCATTGGACCCCGTTTTATGGGTAATGAAGCCACGCGTCACGGTGAGAAATATGAAGATGAAGCCCGAATCCTTTACGAACAGAGACACAATGAAGTTGTACACGAAATTGGTCTTTGTCCTCATCCGGAACATAATTGGTTGGGTGGATCACCGGATGGTGTGTCAGAGTCTGGAAAACTTGTAGAGATTAAGTGTCCAATGTCTCGTAAAATTGAAGCTTGTGTACCGGAACATTATATGCCTCAATTACAGTTATGTATGGAAATTTTAGACTTAGAAGAAGCTGATTTTATTCAATATAAACCAGCTGAATTTAACTGGCCTCGACCAGAAGAGTTTGTGGTTGTAAATGTTAAGAGGGATCGTGAATGGTGGAAAACCTACTTTCCAGTTATGAAGGAGTTTTGGGACAAGGTTCTATACTATAGAGAACACATAGATGAACTTCCAAAACCTAAGGAGAAGAAGACGCGCAAGAAAAAGGAAGTACCACCACCTAAGTGCGAAGTTTCAGTCCTTTCTGACGAAGATCCATACGATGACTATTGAACAGCAATATAACCGCGCTAAAGATAACCTCAACGGACGCCTTTTTGCCCCTTACCAACGCGAAGGTGTCCTTTGGATGCTCACTATGGAGAACCAGCAATCTGGTCCCAAGGGTGGCTTCTTATGTGACGAAATGGGTCTGGGTAAGACTGTACAAATGGTTTCCACCATGTTAGGAAACCCAAAAAGACGTACTCTCGTCGTCGTACCCAAATCTATTATCACTCAGTGGGTGAATGAAAT